GTTATACTTCTTACAGTACGTTTAGATCTGCAACGTTAATCTTACCGTAGAATTCTGGTCTAGTAACAAGTTTTGCATATCTTGTCATTACACCTCTTCTTGGAGTAAAATTCTTTGGATCGTAAACGAGAGGAGTAAGCATTAATGGCACGTATGGTGCGTATACTGCTCCAGTTTCTAAGAACTGGCTTCCTCTGAATCCCATCAAGATGGTATTCTCTTGCATGTAAGGGTTCTTGTATACATCGTAAGCGTTATTGATAGCACCTACTTGTCTTACACCCATTGCATATTTCGACTTGCCTGTTCCGTCTGCTGCAGCATATCCTGGAATTGACTCAAGGATAGTTGAGATTCTTGGAGAACAAACTAAGAAGTTAGCTCCACCTCTTAATGTCTTAGCGTGAATATCGTTAGATACTTTCTGAACTTTAGTTCCTAAAGTAGAGAACCAAGTACCTTGGATATATGCTTGACCATTAAATTGTGATGCTTCAAATGCATTTGTAGCAGAGTTAAACTCTTGACCTACTTTAGCAGACCAGAAGTCAGAAGTAGCAGCTGATGAAATCAACATGTCTAAGATCTCTAAGTCAATCTCCATTGAGACATACTCAGACAACATAGAAGTCAACTCCCTTCAGCATCTACTGAATGGTATGCGTTAAGGTCTTGTGCGAACTCAGGAGTCCAGCTTGCTTTCAACTTACGAGTCTTAGCAGTTACTGGAATACTTCTCATTTGCAATTCGATGCTTGGGATATTCAAATCTGTATCCAAGTCTCTGTTTGTAGCAGATACTGGTTTAGCTTCGAAATCACCTCTATCATCGTTAGTAGGCTGTAATGAGAATGAGATGTTTGCATCAACAACTTCACCAGTGATAGCAGATCCAGTTACAATAAATTGTAGGTTAGATCCAACTACTTGTGTGAATGCTTCAATTACATCTAGTTCAGCAGATGCTGATACTAATTGGAAAGATCTTACTCCTTCAGCATCATATCCAGTTCCGTTAGACGATGTCAACATTGTCAATGGAATAGCAACTGATGCGTACTCAGCGATTGATGCAGTGTAGTTACCATCATAGAATACGTCAGCTTGGCTAACAGATCCAGTTGTGATATCGCCAGCAGCAGCTACCAATGTGTTCACTGAATAACCGAATCGGCCAGCTCCGTAAAGTCCATCAGATGGATCTCCGGTTGTGTCAGTTACACCTTGTAGTGTACCAGTTTGGTTTTTTCCTTCTGGATCAAATCCAAATGGGTTCTTGTCATTAGCGTATTTGAAATCTAGATAGAATACTAATCCTGATGGCAAGTTCATTGGCTGAACGCTAACAAATTCCTTTGCTGCGATCTCTGCATAAACTCGTCTAATCAATGGAAGAGCTACTCCAGTCCACTGCTCATATCCAGAACCTGCTGTTCCGGCTGTTGTAGCAGACCCCTCTTTCAAAAGCTGTTTTGCTTGGTTCTCTAGCATGACAGAAACTGTCGCTTCTTCTTGCTTGTCACCAAGTCCTTCTAATAGGCCTGTTCTAGACCATTTGGAGATCAAAGCCTTGTTTTCGTGGCTTCTGTTTGTTTCTCCCATTCCTTCAAATAAATTCATAGTTTGAATAATTTTTTTTTGCTTTTTTTTGGTTTACTTGTTATAGTTAATTAATTCTGAAAAACGATTGTAAACTCCGTTGCTGTCAGCAATCACTTTTTTCGTTCCTTTCGTACTAGATGATGCGATGCCTTCAGTTAGGTTTTTAGTTTTAGCTCTTTTAGGAGCAGCTTTTCTTGCAGGTCTTGCAGTCATTGATTCAGCCAATGTAGCGTACACTAACTTAGCCTCTCTAACTGTTTTAACTCTGTCGAAAGTCTCGATGATTTTCACTTTCTTAGTTTCGGTCAATTCACCTCTCTTAAACAACTTGTTTACGTAAAGTAACTTAGCGTTAAGTAGGTTCACTTCATTTAACTTAGAACGTAAGAATTTGATGACGTTGTATGCTTCTTCAAGCTCATCTTCATCTTTTTCTTCTTCCATTGACTCTTCTTCGTCTTCTTCTCTGAGGGCTTTAATGATCTCTTCTAAGTCCATTTCTTCCTCATCGTTGCCTTCTTCTAAATCTTCTTCAGAATGATCTTCTTCTTTGTAAAGACCTTTCTTCATTTTTTCTTTAGACGACATTTTTTCATCCATTTCTTCTTTGTCAGAATGTTCACCTTCTTCCATTTCTTCGTCAGAGTGATCTCCTTCTTCCATTGAATCTTCTTCAGAGTGATCTCCTTCTTCCATTGAATCCTCTTCACCTTCTAACTCTCTTAGAATTTCTTCTAATTCGTCATCAGACATTTCAGCTTCTTCGGCTTCTGCAGATGCTTCTTCATCAGATCCTTCATCGGAAACTTCTGGTTCTTCTTCGACTTCAACTTCGACTTCATCTTCTACTTCAGGCTCTCCACCTTCACCTTCTGATTTCATCTCGTCTTCGTCGTGAGACATTTCCATAGTCATTTCTTCATCGTCAGACATTTCGTCCATTGGCTCTTCCTCTTCCATCTCTTCTTTGATTTTGTGAGACAGCATAGATTGCAGCTTAGGAGCGAAAGCTTCTTCTAAAGCAACTTTTGCGTTTGCTAATGCAGTTTCGCGAACAGCTTTTGCGTCTGCGATTGCATCTTTTAATAATTTGTTCATGATATATGTTTTATGAACGTCCTACAACTATTGGAGTTGCAATTTGAATAATTTATTTAGGACGCCATATCAGG